TGGAAAATCCAGTGTAAGCTGCCCCCTAAAACCAAGCGATTCTGCCCCCTTAAAACATTCAACAATGCCCCCTTAAAAAGTCTTGACCGATGGGGTTATTATTATTTTAGTTTATTTCCCTCTGTATGCAGCCATTTTACGGACACTTTCTCCTGTCAGCTCAATCCGGTGCGCCGTATGTATAATACGATCCATAATGGCATCTGCTACTGTAGGGTCTCCGATTGCATCATACCAATTGTCCGTTGGCAGTTGCGAGGTGATGATGATGGACTTGCGCCCATGTCGGTCCTCTATTATATCGAGCAGGATGGGTCGTTCCTTGGCATCAAGGTTCACAAGGAAGAGGTCATCCAATATGAGCAGCGTGCTCCGTTCGATTCTCTTGAGTTCCGATTCCAGTGTGCCTTTTACTTTTGCCACCTTAAGCGTACCCATAAGTTTCGGAGCATTCGCATAATATGTCCGTATGCCCTTCTTGCAGGCTTCATACCCCATTGCTGTGGCAAGGAAGCTCTTCCCGGTACCGGATGACCCTGTGATGAAGAGGTTCTGTCCCTTGCGGATGAACTCCAGCGATGCAAGCCGCTCCATCTGATTGCGGTCAAGGCCACGCGGGATTGCATAGTCTATCTGCTCGAGGCAGGCCTTGTAGCGGAACGCCGCCCCGCGTATAAGGCGTTGGATGGCTGCATTGGCACGGTAGTCCCATTCCCTGGCAAGTAACATGTGCAGGAAAGAGTCGATTGTCATTGTTTCTGCCATAGTGGAGGTTAGGCTTTCAGTGAAGGCGGCGGCCATGCCGTGCAGCTTCATACGGTTCATCAGTTCGATTGTCAACGTGTTGCGGTCTTTTTCGACAGCTATCGGTGCAGTAAGATTATTTGTTTCCATTGTTGTCTCTATTTAAATGTTTTAATTGTGCGAAGTAGGCTGCTCCGCGGATGTTTTTGTGGATAGATGTTACGGGGACCTCATCGTCAATGTCGTCTTTTGACAGGAAGTCTGCATCATCCCCGCGTTCAAGGATCCGCCTTATCTCCTGATATCCGTATAGGCGCAGTTGCGTGGCGCATGCGCTTGCCGCCACCAACCGTTCCAGCCCGAAGGTCTTCTCCAACGCCATGATGCCTCTGCATGAACGGAACGCCGCGGGAGGATACTTCTTGAGTTCCGCCACCTTGCGCAGATACAGCAGCAGGACGTTATCTGTCTGGCCGGCCCGTTCGTAAATCTGTTCCAGATCCTTTTCATAACTTCCATGACGTCCGGGCAGTCCGTGGGCATCCTTGGTCGTATAGGAGTATGGCGTGTCATCGCGCTGGTGTGTGGTCACCAGACGCAGGCCATGATATATTTCCAGCGTGTCCGCATCATAGACAATCTCGACACGTTTGCCTATATACTCTTTCGGTACGCTGTAATGGTGAAGCCTGAAGGTGACATAGCCGTTACGCATTACTGTTGCGGAGCGTCGCTCTTTCATCTGATGGCGTATGGCGGGAAGCGGGCGGAGGCAGTCGGACTCAATCTGCTCGAACTGTTCCCGTCTGGACTGGGGACGCCCGCTCATCCTGCGTCCGTTGAAGGCCGAGAGCGATTCGGATATGGCCGCATTCAGAGACTCCAGCGAGTGGAATACAAGACCCTCGATGTCAGCGTAGACGGATCGGTAAAGTAGCTTCACGGCATTCTCCACCAAGGCCTTGTCCTTTGGATGACGTACCCGTGTGGGGTATACGGTACATCCGTAGTGTTCGGCAAATGCCGCAAACTCCTCGTTGATTACCGGCTCGTTACGGTCGCTGCGGGTTACCGCCGATTTGAGGTTGTCTGGTACGATCGCCATCGGAACCCCGCCGTAAAAATGAAGCGCGTTCTCACACGCCTTAATCAAGTCCTGTCTTGACTGGGACCAGACCGCCTCACAATAGGTATAGTGGCTGCACGGAAGTATGGCCACGAACACTTCAACGCTGCGACATTCACCGCTTTCACTGTCAACGACTTCCAGTTTGTCACCGGCGAAGTCGATATACATCTGGTCTCCGGCATAATGCTCGACATGGCCTACGACATGTGTCACCATACGGTAACGCATGAGATAGTTGCCGAAACTGGCATGTCTGTATCCGTCAGGATGGGTCTCGCGGTACTCTTCGTACAGGGTTTTCACTGTTACGCCTCGGCGGCTAAGCCGGGCAGCATACTCAGGAAGGAGTGCCTCAAGCTCAAGCTGGCGTTGTGACGGTTCCCTGTTACGGCCAACACCTTCAGAGAACATTTCCTGGATGCGAGCGGAAGGCATGGCGGCCAACTCCTTTATCGGTATACCACACTCTTGAAACAGGCGCACATATCTGCGCACCGTGTTGCGGGAAAGCTCAAAGCTCCTGCTTATCTGCTTTATCCCCATCCCCAATGCGTAACATTGGAGGATGTTTGCTATCTTTGTTGTCATAGTAGAAATGATTTTATCCCACCGGTCAAGACGGGAATCAAATCTACGAAAAATCCCCTGCCGGGCATTGCCAAGCAGGGGTATTTTTATATTGGAATCAAGGGGGTAGGATTATTTTAGCACAAGGGGGCAGAATCGCTTGGTTTTAGGGGGCAGCTTACACTGGATTTTCCAATCACTTACTGATGGTGTGATAGACCCACTATTTCGATATTATGGGTGCATCTATATCGGAAATAGGATAAGCATACCACACATCACATTAAATGAGTTGAAAACCGATGAATACTTTTCCAATCATTCGCTTGTCAGGAAGAACTTTCAAGGAGTGAACGGATGGCAATCGACCGGGAAAGACTATTTGGAACTTTTACGGATGATAAAGGGAAAAGGGTTTGATAGCGATACATTGCCACAATTATACGCTCCCACTATGCCGGAAGGAGTGAATATAGAGTGCGAAAGGGATGTGGAGAAACAATTGCTGGAACCATTGCTCAATTCAATGGGATGGTATGAGAACAAAGACTTCATTCGCCAATTGCCAATACATGCAGGACGTGGGCACCGAATATTTCCCGACTACGCTCTGCATTACGACAACAAGCCAGACGAAGAAAAAGCAAAGGTCTTAATTGAGGCAAAATTCTACATGAAGAACAATCAAGAAATAGAAGAAGCATTTTTGCAAGCTCGCTCATACGCTTGCCTCCTTGAATCTACTGTAATAGTCCTCTGTGATAAACAATGCTTAATCGTTTATGAGAAGAAACAGAGTTTTGACCGAGACAGTTATAAGAAATACTACTGGGGAGAACTTGAAAATCCCGATGTGTTCAACGAATTAAAGAACAAACTAAATATCTAAGATTATGATAATCACAACTACTAATAATATAGAAAATTATTCAATAAAACGATACTTAGGTGTAGTAAATGCGAATATAGTTATTGGAGCAAATTTTTTCTCTGATTTTGCAGCATCACTAACAGATGTTTTTGGCGGACGCTCTAATACCTATCAAAACAAGCTAAACACCATATACAAGGAAGTAATGGCTGAATTAAAAGCAAAAGCCAAATCTTTTCAGGCTGATGCTATTGTTGGATTACATATAGACTTTGACGAAGTTTCCGGTGGAGGAAAATCCATGTTTATGGTATCTGCATCTGGAACTGCTGTTATGATAGAAAATAACTTTGAAGATAGATACTTCATGTACAAAGCTCTCAGTGACATTCATGACTATTGGAAAAAAGGATTTCTATCAGAAGAAGAATACAATTATGAAAAAGCAAGGATTATAGAAAAGTATAATAGCGCAATTTCGGCAGAGGTTACAGTAGTCAAAGAAACTAAAGAATACGAAGCAAAAAAGTTAAGAGAGCAAGAAGAACAAGAAGCTTATACTAAGAAAGTTCTTGAAGAAAAGCTAATCATAGCAAAGAAGGAATTAGAAAACAGATGCCCATGTTCTGAAGATACCATAAAAGAAACTACACATCTTCAAATACAAGCATCAGACTACAATAATATTCCATATAATACTGACGATTCTATGGAAAGTATAATCGCAAAGTTTATTCGGTTAAACAGAATACCTGAAGCTTGCAAATATTACATGGATGAAACCGGATTGAACGATACAGATGCTATTGAGTTTGTAGTTGATACTTATAAGAAAATAGACCAGATAGACAAAGATGCTTTTGAGAGGCTTCTTAATAAATTGAGGGTATTAAAAAATAAAGGGTTTATTGAGCAAGCAATTAATGAATATCAAAAATTTACCCTATCAGAAAAAAATGCGGCAGAAACATTTATTAATGATTTATAAAATAGACTGATTATGGTTGACTTTCTAACCATCATACTCCTAATATTCGGAGTACTGCAAATCATCCTCTTCTTCAAGGTATGGGGAATGACGAATGACATCAAAGAGATAAGGAACAAGTACCTTAAAGACGAGGACGAGAAACGAAGACAAAAAGCAGAATACGACCCAACTCCCAAAATCAGCGGTGGGGTTAAAACAACAATATAGCCGGAATTATTCCCCGGCTTTTTCTTTCCCTATTCGCAAGTTGTGCAAATGTTGTGCAGATAGCATAAAAAGAAAATGCTAACAAGTTGTCAATGAACCTATTAGCATTTTTCCTTGTGATTCCGTTGCCACTACTTTTTATACTGGCTGATAGTCAATTATATATCTTTTGTTACCTAAATTACTTTTAGGAAAGGAGGTTTTAATCAACACCTGGCATTGAACAATACACATAGTAATCTTCCTCAATACAAGTTATTTTAACGTCAAATCCATCAGGGTCAATTCCGTCTGTGCTGATGCAAATAGTATCTCCTACTTTCCCTAATAATTCTTTTATTTCCACCTCAAAACTGAACTGCCCAGCTTCAACAATATAGAGATACGCTTTTTTATCCATATTACTTCTGCTTTTGGATTAATATTTGAATTGTTCTTTCTTTCTCAGTTATCACTCTTTCTTTTTCCTCCAATAGAGCGTTGAGATGCTCTATCTCTTTGCGACACTCGCTTAAAGTTATATCTCCAGAGATTTTATTACCATTGCCCTTAACTTGATGACCTATATTAATTCCAGAAGAGTTTATATCTCTATCAAAAAAATAATCTATTGGTACATTAAAATAATCTGCTATAATTTCCAGGTTGTCGGCACCAGGAATCGAAGTGTTATTGAGCCAAACATATAAATTTGATTTAGATACACTTGTGTCTTTCAAAAACTGTGCTTGACTGATCTTTCTATCTTCAAATAATCTTCTTATTTTATCAGGATTAAACATGTTATACTATTTATACTAGATTTAAATAATAATATAAGATTAAAATAATAGGATTAATATTTTGATATTAGGCTATTATTTTAAACCTTTGCGTTATAAATATAATAATAACAATCGTAATATTTAAGATTATGGAAGAGAAAAAGCAAAAAATGGTACCCAAGTACCATTACGACCAGATGGAGAAAAGCACGAAACTGAGGCTCCGTGATGAGTTCCTAAGAAGAAGCGGTATGTCATTGATTACATTCTACGACAAGTTAAGAAAAGACTCCTTCAAACCTTTGGAAAGAGAACTATATGAGAACATTTTCATAATTCAACAAAATTAAGAACCAATCAAATTATGGAGGAATTTAAAAGAATACCCTTCGGTGGTAATCCCTATGCGGATTTTGAGTTTTTCAAGGTAGAATTAAAAGTCTGCGATGTGAAATACACTCCAGAGCAGATTTATGCACACTTTGAATTCACAAGTGGGTACAAAGTAGATGTACAAGGTACATTTTATCCCTCACTAATTCGCAAAGCTATAGTTCAAGTTCGCGAAATGGAGCAAGCACATATTACAAACTCATCACGTTGTGAAATTCATGCCGATAACTAACATCGAGTTCTACAACACCCCCGAAGGTGATGTGATGATTAAAGAACTTGGGCATGCGGCAGTTGTGCTTTGTGAGGACAACCGCCCGACCATCGAGTACATGCTTGCTGTCATCAGGGACAGATACCCGAAAGCACATGCCAGGTTAATGCAACTTTACTCCAGTAGTACAATGAATAGGTGGCATTATGAATTCCGGGTAGTTCACCGCTTCATCCGCTGCAACTTCGGCGAGTATGACCAATACAACCTTGACATCAATAAGGATGGACAATTCGTATTCGAGGAGGTAAAGTGCCCACTACGAGGTGAGTGCGAACATGAGGGAGTGATTTGTCGCCCGGAACTTGACACGGCACTAACCGCCCGTGAGATGAATGTTTTCAGACTCATCGCTTCCAATTGCCAGACGGATGATATTGCAGCGGAACTGCACATATCACCTTATACGGTGAACCGCCATCGGGAGAATATCAAAGCGAAAATCAAGGTTCATAATGTGAGTGAGATGATTTCTTACTGGCATCAGAACCAGATGAAATGAATACCAATAAAAAAGAAATATCAATGAAGAAAGGTCAGAAAGTACGCATTCTGCGTACCAATCAGGTAACGACAATCGTCGAAGTGGAGTTAATCAGAAAAAGTGGCAAGGTACACCGCTACTGTCATCTGAAGGTAGATAAAAAGCCGGACTTGTGGTTAGACTCTTCAGAACTGGGGGGATTGGTGGAAAGGTGCCGGATTACTTTCCATGATGACAGAGGGCAGGAATTATACTTCGATGTGGAGCGTGATTATGATAAGGAGAATTTGAGCATGACATTGACCGGACGTCCAGAAAACCTCAAGGAGCATCACGGAATCAATATAGTGATGGCCGAAATGTTCCTCGATGGTTTTAAGGCACACCAATCTCATTCTTGATAATCACCACAACATATGACGGAAGAAAATCTTACACCATATATCCCTATCGGAACTTTATTCAAATACCTGCTCAAGGATTACCGTAGGGAACGGCAGCGCACCATTCATATGGAGGCCCAAGTCAGAAGTCTGTTAAAGCGGAACGCCTATCTTGAGCAGGAAATAGGCAAAGTAAAGCAAAGACTGCTGAAGAAGGTGGAAAAGAGTGAGAAACAGATTGATTACTCGCAGGAAATCAGCCGGCTGCACCAGGCTGTTTCCTGCCGGAACAACACGATAGAGCAGCTCAGGAATGAGAATGCCCGACTGAAAAATGAACTCGATACGTATTTGCTGTTTCTCGGCAAGATTTAAGTCCTACCATCCGAACCCGGAAACAGTGTAATTCGTAGCGGCAATATACAGAACTATGTACTTTACTCAAGACGATATAAAACGAATCAAGGAGGCTTCCAAAGGCAGGCTCCTTGATGTTATCGGTGACTTCCACGAACTACGCAAACGGGGGGCCGAATATAAATGCGAATGCCCTAAATGCCATGGACAGGAGAAGTTGCATATCTCTCCGGCCAAACAGATTTTCAAATGCTTCAGTTGCCCGGATATAAAAGGCAAGGAACCGCTGGACTATCTGCAGAGGGCAGAAGACATGCAATTCCTGGAGGCATGCGATTACCTGGCGCGCAAATTCAATGTATTGCTCGATCCGAAGCCGGAGAAAAAGGCTCCCAAAGCCGCCAAAATGAAAAAACGGAGCAAGGAGGCCAAGGGAGAAAACGTAGATACATTCTGCGCCCGTATGCTTGCCGGCAGCGGGCTGACCTATCAGGACGTGACGGCACATATCTTCAAGAAGGGAGATACACAGAGCATTTTCGAGGCGAAGACTTTCCGTCCGGGAACCGTTGACGAATACGGCAATATCGTTGACGGGGATGATGTCATCATCGAATATTACGACCTGGACGGCATGCCGGTCACTTATACCCGTAAGCTGCCGGGGCGTGGCAAGCAGGAACTCAAAGTGTATTACCGCGTCCGCTGGCAATTCCCGGAAGAACACCGGGACAAGGAAGGGAAACCGTTCAAGTACAAGTCTCCTGCCGGCAGCGGTACGCCCATATACATCCCGGAACGCATGAGGCAGATGTACAAGAGGAAAGAGCAGTTCCCAAGACTCTACATCCAGGAAGGAGAAAAGAAAGCGGAAAAGGCATGCAAGCACGGTATCCCTTCCATAGCGGTCAGCGGCATCCAGAACCTGGGACAGAAAGGGGCGTTGCCGGAGGATCTTGTCAAGATAATCACTGTCTGCGGGGTCAAGGAAGTGGCTTTCATTTTTGATGCGGACTGGAATGACCTCTCCAATAATATAAAGTTTAATACCCCCGTCGATACACGTCCCCGGTGTTTTTTCTCCGCTGCCCGCAACTTCAAGGAATATATGCGTATGCTGAAGAACCGCGGCATCATGGTGGAAATATTCATTGGCCACATCAACAAGAACGATGAAGGCGACAAGGGAGTGGACGACCTTTTGACCGATAAGCTGGTCGGCCATGAAGAGGAACTGGCCGAAGACCTGGAATTTGCCTGCAATGAAAAATCCGGAATGGGAAAGTATGTGGAAGTGTTCAAAATCACCACATGGAATGACCAGAAGCTACGGGAATTATGGAACCTGCACAGCCATGAGAAATTTGCCGAGCAGCACCGCGAGGTCCTGCAGGAGCTTCCGGAATTTATCTTTGGTCGCTATGCCTGGAAGTTTGACGAGAACGGCAAACTGGTATCTGCCCTACCCTATGATGAGGATGAGAAGTTCTGGAATGAGGACTACAAGGAAACGAACGGTAACAGGGTGCCGGTGTTTGAGTACGACTATGTGGCCGCCAAGACCTTTTTCCAGAACCGGGGTATCGGCCGTTACCGCCTGCTCGATACCAAACTCTGGACATATATCCATCTGGAGCCACCGGTAGTCCGTACCATTGACGTGGAGGACGCACGCGATTTCATGTTCGCCTTTGCCGAACAGAACTGCAGCCGCTTCGTCAACAACCAGCTGCTCAAGGGAGGATCGCAATACGTCGGACCGTTCCAGATGTCAAGGCTCGCCTTCATCCAGCCGAACTTCATCTCCCCGTCCCGTGACGAGCAATATTTCTATTTCCGTGACCGTTGCTGGCACATCACCCAGCATGAGGTCAAGGAAGTGGGATATGAAAGCATCACCCACCAGATATGGGATGAACAACGGAAGAACACCGATGCCAGATACCTCGGCCACCCCCTCATTGTGTTCAGGGAGAAGGATGGCAGGTATGACTACGAACTCTCTCCGGAAGGCAGGAAATGCCACTATCTCCAGTTCCTTATCAATACCAGCAATTTCACCTGGAGAAAGAGGCCTGAAGAGATTGAGGAGAGTGAAATCTTTGAAAACAACCTTCATCTGCTTTCAAAGATGTGCGCCATCGGCTACATGCTGATGGAATGCAAGGACGCGAACGTGACACGTGCCGTTATCGGCATGGACGGCAAGCAGTCGGAAGTCGGTGACAGCAACGGACGCAGCGGCAAGTCACTTGTCGGTGAGCTGATGCGCCAGGTTGTCGATACAGTCTATATATCCGGGAAACGGACTGACATCTTCAACGACAGCTTTATCTGGAATGACATCGACGAACGGACACGCCTGGTATTCATCGACGATGTCATGCTGAACTTCAACTTCGAGTTTCTGTTCCCCAATCTCACCGGAGACTGGACCGTGAACAAAAAGGGTGGCGCACGTATCACTTATCCGTTCGCCAAATCACCCAAAGTATATATTCCTACGAACCATGCCATCCGCGGTACTGGTTCCAGCTATACCGACAGGCAATGGCTGATAGCCTTCTCCGATTTTTATAATGACAAGCACAAGCCCATGGATGATTTCGGGGTGCTGTTCTTTTCCGAATGGGACTTCACCCAGTGGAACCTGACCTGGAACATGCTGGCCAACTGCATACAACTCTATCTTAAATTCGGGGTCGTGCAGGCACCGGGCGAACGCCTGCAGCAGCGTAAGCTAAGGCAGGAGATTGGCGAGACCATCATATCCTGGGCGGACGAATACTTCAGCAGCGAAGAGCACTGCCGCCGTACCCCACGCAAGGAGATTTATGACAATTTCTGCAACTATGATCCGCAGCAGCGCAAGTACATCACTTCCACCGCCTTCAAGGACAAGATAAAAAAATACTGCGAATGGAAGGGCTGGGTGTTCAACCCACACAAGTATGACGCCAAAAGCGGTCTGCCTCTCTTTTTGGACAAGGACGGGAAACCGGTCATAGATGACAAGTCCGGAGGAGTGGAGTATTTCACCATAGGCAAGACAGCCGGAGAGCAGACACCCCAGAGTGATCCGCATGAACTACCGGTTGGCAATCCGGACAATAAACTTGCATTCTGATGGGCGAAACACATTCCTGTATCATGGCCAGGCTTATGCCACTCTACGAGATGGCGCCCGAACGTTTCATGGCGTTCTATGATGCGGTGTATCTGATGTGTGTCGATCTGCCGGAAGGCTGCCGGTTCCGTATCTCAGACCGTTGCCGGGAAAAAGACCTGGAACTGTTCCGGGACATCGTGAAGACTCTCATTGCGGAACAGCCTTACGACAAGTATGCAGGACAATTGGAACTGTCGGATGATATGGAGTATGTGCGGCGGACAACCGGCGTTTAACCTTCCGGGAACCGCTTCATCCCGAAATGGAGAAAGGGATAGAATATACCAATTTATTACGATGTAAAGATACATATTTTCAACGAATTACGCAAACAATCATGCTGAAAAAAGAGCACAAAATATTGGTGGTCGTTTCTCCGGAACCGGCTGAACGCAAGAGACTGTTGAGCCGCCTGGCAGTACGGCTCGGTTTCGCACTCATCCCTTCGGATGCAGCGAAAATCATATCGAACGACATCTACGGCATAGACCTGGCGACGGCCTATTTCGTTTTCTGCAGCAGCTACAATTTCCGTGGAGCCGTACTCACCAACCAGCGCTTGTATGAAATGGCGGCGCGGGGCTTATGTGTGGCTGTGGGAGTCCGTTCCATTCCCCGTGAATATGAATTCATCTGCAAGGTGTTCTATCCGGAAGATTTTCCGTGATGACATTCCCGGAAAACACAATGCGGAGTATTCTTGAAAGTGCATATTAGGTATTTGCCTGCATCCGGCTGTGCGTGAGTACAGTCGGATGCAGTTTTTTCTTCTGCCCCTTCCCCCCTCCCCCCAACCCGTCATAATAACGATTCGGACAAACGTGCATGGAAGTGGCAGCAGACATGAGAATTCCCGGAGGGGTATATTATTCTTTTTTTATTCTTCTTTTTAAAATTGGACTACCTTAAAAAACAGAGAAAAAATCGTGCATTCGTACGGATGTGCGAAATTAAGTACATATCAATCTGATATACAAATATTTATAAGCGTACAAATTCCGCACGAATCGTGCACGAATAGCGCACGAATTGTACTTTTCTTCAAAAAACGGCAAAAAGTACGCAAACGAAAGAATTAGTACGGTTTTGTACGCTTTTTGTACGATTATAATAACTTGATATTCAATAATATACAGAACAGACCATGTACAAAAGCACTGTCGCACGATTTTTACGCTATATTCGTGCAAGGGCTTGGCTATATTACCGGTATTTAGTATATTTGTATAAAAATCAATGCTTTAAATGACAAAGAAAGACCGATTTGTGTGTTGGCTCCCTTGCAAACCTTATGTCAAGCAATTCCTGCTGTACAATTTCAATGCCCCGGACGACACTTGGACAGAAATAGTCAATCTGTCCCCGGACAAGGAGCTGCAGAACGACTTCCTTTCCAGGCTTGCAAAACCCGGACGATACGAGAACAGATACCGGAACCTGGCACGATATACCGCCAACGTGGCGGTGGAGATACGCCGTGATGACTTCTACCGATACGGATGGGCGATGTCGAATACCGAAGTGGTGGCGTTCGGCAGTAAGGTGGAGAGACGGATCAAGCAGATGCTTTTCCTCTATCTCGACACCCATGTCAGTATCGGAATCCCACTCTCGACCGCCATCCGCAACTTTCAGAACAGCTTCGGCTTTGATGACGACACCTGGTCTTATGAGACTATCCGCAGGGAGTATAACCGGCATGGATATAGGAAAACGGTGGAGAATACCACGATTTTAGACTTTATTAACCGTATAATTTTGGGGAAGTTGTCCGAATTCGGGACAATTTCCCAGCAGGGAAAAATGGCTTATGAAAGCAATGCATTATGATTTTGAAAACGTCGGAGGATTGTTGCAGGTGATTGCCGTGCCTCCGGCCTCGTTCGTGCAAATCCGTAAGGACTATGCCGCCGATCTGAACTATCTGGAACTCCGCAACCGGGAGGGTATTGTTTCCATACCGGTATATGCCAATGACACCTATTCCTATAATGAAGACAAGGAGGTGAATGACGCGGGGGACTGCTGGAACGTTTCCATTGAAGGGGTGATTCCGAAACTTTCCCCGGCAAACCATCAGCTGATGGAGATGCTGGAGCGTGGCTTGTGGTATGTACTGGCAGTGGACGGCAACGGGGCGGTCCATTGGTGCGGGCAGGAGGACGCACTCATGCTGTTCGCCACAAACAAGACAAGCGGACGTTCCGTGTCGGAACGGAACGGCACCTCATTCACGTTCACCTGCATCCAGGATGAACCGACCGTCTATATTGAAAACATGGAGGAAATATAACCGTACGGCTTCCTTTGCTGACACGCAACACTCTTTCAGTCAAATATTTATCTGTCCGCTGACGGTACCCAATGTCCTTGGGTACCGTTTTTTTTGCGTTTTTCTTTGCGCAAAAATAAGTTTTATGAACGAGACAGTTATCACATTATTCGGCAGTATTGACCGGTATTGGCACAATAAGAATTATCTGAAATACTTCCTTGACAAGGCCAAAGGCCAGCCCGTACGCCTGAAGGTTTCCAGTTATGGCGGTGATGTGGCCGAAGCGGTCGCCATGTCCGCCTTGATGGCCGAGCACGGTAACGTGACGGTGGAGTTCATCAGCTTCAACGCTTCGGCGGCCACCATATTGGCGTTCGGCGCCAAGTCCATCGAGATGCACGAGGACGGCATGTGGCTGGCGCATAAATGCAGCCTGGGAGTGGACATCTGGGGCCAGCTCAATGCGGACCAACTGGAGGACACCATCAAGGAACTGCAGAACAAGAAGAAGAGCGCGGAAGCCATTGACCTGATGATTGCACAGAAGTACATCAACCGTAGCGGCAAAAGCCTGAAGGAGATTATCACCCTGATGGAAGAGGAACGCTGGATGCCTGCCGCCGAAGCCAAGGAATGGGGATTCATAGACAAGATCATTCCCGGTACCCATAAAAAGCCACAGGTGACCAATGAAATGACCGACTGCTTCACCGCACTTGGTATACCGTTGCCGGCTATCGATTCGGAGGAGAAGCCGGAACCGGAAGGCCGTGACAAAAACTTGGTCTCCCAGATTATCGACGGTATCAAAGGGCTGTTCCCTGCCGGCAACAAGACTGACATTTCTAATTCTTCAAATACAGTTATGCGTAAAGAATTTACTTTCATCAACCAGATCCTCAACTGCGAAGGCGTTGAGGAAAAAGACGGTAAGATGTTGCTTACCGTGGAGAATCTGCAGGCCATCAACGACGCCGCCAAGGCCGCCAACGAAGCGAAGGCCAAAGCGGAGAATGACCTGGCTGTCGCCAACACCGCCAAGAAGACTGCCGAAAACAGTCTGACGGCAGTCGTGAATGACCTTGACAGCCTGAGTGACAGCGTCAGGAATGCCGCCGACAACAAGGCCAAGGTACAGGTTATCCGTGATATCGTGGCCAAGATTCCCGGAACGGCAACCGCCAGTCATCAGGAATCGAACGAAGACAGCAAGTTTGCCGATATCGCTACGGATCCGATCAACAGTTATGAGAATGAATAACATCTAAACTATTCTATTTATGGATTTTAAAGCACCTATTGACATTACCACGGTTCTGACCGCGGTAAAAAAGCACAGAGACATCCTGAAGGCGGTCGATAAGCTCGACGCTTCGGAGGTATTGAAACATTTCACTCCGGTACCGGGCATTACCGATTCTCTTGAATTGGGCAAGGTAGAGGGTGGAAGTATTTCCAGCAAGTACACCGGTAAGTTTACAGCTGGCAAGTATCTGGGTAAGATTGTTCCCCGCCGCTTGGTAGTACGTCCGGTTGTGATGGAGATGTCCGACGAGCCGGAACGCTACCGCCGTACCTACATTGCCGAGGTTCCCGGTACACTCCGCAAAGAACATCCCTTCGAGCTGTGGCTGATCAACCACGGGCACGAACTGGCATCCAATGATTTGCTGTTTGCCATCTTCACGGCAAAATACAGTGCGGATGAGAACAAGACGGACATTCAGGACTCTTTCGACGGTATCGGTACCATTATCACTGAAGGCGAAGCTGTCGGAGACATCTCCAGTGCCGAGGGTAACGTTTATGCGACCGGTGAGCTGACACTTGCCAATGTCGGCGAGAAGCTACTGGAGATGTGGCGCCACATGCCGCGTACCTTCAAGCGCAAGAAGAACATCAAGATGTTCATCAGCGATGACATCGGTGACATGTATGATGACTGGCGCAAAGGTGAAGGCGTGATTGTCATCGGACTCAAGGAGGACACTTCCGACACGCAGCACCTGCTTGGATCCAACAACCGCTGCGAGCTGGTGCGTGTTCCGAACCTTCCCGACGGCAGCCAGTTCGTCATGCTGACCACCAAGGAGAACGTATGCTACGGTTTTGACAAGGAGAGCGACTTCAAGTCCATCAAGCCGTTCATGTCCGGCAATCCCTATACCTTCGACGCTGCGGGCAAGTATGTAATCGGCTTCCAGTTCGTGTCTGTGCACAAGTCCGAGTTCTGCGTCAACGACCGTCCGGTGGACCCGGAAGGGACCAATCCGTTCGGATACATTGAAGTGACCATTACGCCGGATGAAGCGGCCAACAACGGAGGCAAATGGCGTATCCAGGGCGAGGAAGCCTGGCGTGAGTCCGGCACGTATGTGGCTGTTCCCGGTGGAAAGGAATATACCGTGGAGTTCCTGGAGGCTGCCGGATACACCACTCCTGCCGTGCAGAAGAAGACGCCCGCTGCGGGTGCAGTAGAGAAAGTGACGGGTACATACGTTGTTAAATCTTAAAAAATGGCGTGATTATGGCAGAAGTAGACCCTAAATTATGTATTGCCCTTGATGACATCAACGAGGCAATGGACTGCGAGAACCAGGACAACATGGGCGGTATCATACCGTCCGTCATCTTCGGTTATCATGCGGATGTGGCGACCTGGCCGGACTACCCGAAAAAGACGGAATCCCCTCTTTCTCTTGAAGAAGCCGGTACATTGGTCGGTGACCTGGTCATGAAGGAAGGCTGCAGGGCATACAAGATGGATTTCACCGACGAGCTGGCCGAGTTCAAGATTACCGACCAGGGAGAAAGCGGCGGGGAATCGTTCCTGATGGACCTGAATATCATTTCGGCCAAAATGCGAAAGAAGATATTCGGTTTCGAGAATGCGACCAAAGGGCGCAAGATGTTCTTTATCGTGACCGACAACAACGGCACGAACTACCTGATGGGTGACAAGCGGCGCGGCGCGCTCCGTGCATCGGGTGACGGCGCCACTACCGGAGCAAGCTCCACCGCACGCAACCAGAACACCCTCCACTACACCTTTACCGCACCGCGCAAATGTGTGTATGAGGGGGACACGGAGGACATCCTGACTGTAAAAGCCGCATCAGAAGTTCCATAAGACTTTTTTGTTCATGATTGGTTGTTCATGTCCGTCTCTCGCTCTCAGGCAGGGGCGGACACTTTGTTTTGTCCTATTCCGGCAACAAAAATCGCAATAGCTTTGCGTATCATCAAAAAACAACGTACATACAATGTCAAAGATTACACAGAACTACATTGAGGCGCGCAGGGACGGCATCAAGTGGCTGAACTCGCAGAAACGTGATTACAGCACCGGTGTGAATATCCTGACCCGTTCAGGATATAAGGGGTTTGTCGCCGCACGTCTGGCACGCCAGGGCGAAAAGCCGCATACCCGCGAGAAGCTGGAGTATGAAATCCGGCAGATGATCAAGGTGTGGTACCATCCGGATGACCCGCGCTTTGAGGATGTGGACCTGGCAGATGATGCAATGACGGGCAATGACGGGCGTTCCGAGACGGTTCCCGAAGAGACGGCTGCCGCCATTGTCGCCGTTGCGGAGAGGGAACTGGCGCGTGAGGCGGACGAACAGCCCGCCTATCCTCCGGTGATGGCCAAAATCATCTATGACTTCCGGGAATGCTACAATGAACGTTCACGGCTGCACCGGTTACTGTCCGAACAGGGTGAGACCAATACGGCGGCTGTATGCACGCAGCGCAAGGATATTGTCGCCCGTATAGCCTTTCTCTCCAACCGCATGACACTGCTGGCTGCCATCAAAAGGCAGTTCGAGCAGGACAGGGAACTGCCGACTGACAAGCAGCTGGACGAACTCTACAAAAAAGCGGATACCCCCGAAGAAAATCCGGAAAAGGAAGAGGATGAGACCGACATCAGTTCCCTATCCGTGGAAGAGTTGAGGAAAGCGAAATCCAATGCCAAGAGCAAGATTACCAAGGCAAGGAACATGCTGCTGTACTCTTCGGAAAGCAAGCCCAAGGATGGCAAAGAGAATCCCCTTCCCGACTGCCCCAAACGCGTGAAATACGAGAAGAAGGTGGCTGCCCAGGAAGCACTGGTAGAAAAGATAGAATATCGTTTGGCGGAACTGCAATAGGTTATGTTGGTCTGTTGCAGCGAGATTGAGAATAAGATGATGCCGGCGGATGACGCAGTAAGCCCTATGCAGGGAGACCGATACCCGGCAGGCTACATCCGCCGAACGGATGCGGCAGCCTCCGGCCATGACCTGGTTGCGGAGAAGCTGCTGCATCCGGACGCCATGGGGGTGCTGGTACCCGGCAGGGACAAGCATTTCTACTCTTCTGGAGCATTTAACCTGATCCAGCTGATTTTATATATTTTGAAGCAGACGGGTCCGGCACATCTGTTCCTGACAACCTATTCCATCTCTATGGATAGCATCAACGCCCTTCATCGCAAGGTTGAGACTGATGAGTTGCTATCGGTACGGTTCCTGATCGATAATCGTGTACGCAGCATCTCACCCAAACCGTTCGATTATCTGGTGACTACATTTCCGGACTGCTACCGTTGCCTGGCGCTTCATGCGAAGGTGGCGCTGCTGTATAACGAGGACTGGAAGATTACCGTTGTAGGCAGTCAGAATGCCACGCACAACCCGAAGCTGGAACGCGGAATCATCCATACCGGCAGTGATATTTTTGACTTTGACTTTAAAATGTTGAATGATGAATTTGACTCAGGAACAACGTGAGGAGATAGAGAAAATGGCATACCGCCTTATCCTTCCGGGGCTGATCGCAATCAATATCGGTGTGGATGAGACGGATTTTCTTGCAGAACTCCGTACTCCGGGCACCGAAGTGCGGACGGCTTTCTACCGGGGCCATCTTCGTCAGATGGTCGAACTCCGGGAGTCACTCATCAAGTCGGCCGCCAATGGCAGCAACCCGGCACAGCAGGAGCTTATCAAGTTCATCAAATCGCAACAGCAGTATCTTGAGTATGAATAACAACCGTCTAACGGCATCCAAAAGCAAGGCCGCATTGGAGGAGCAATCCTACGACCTTATACAGCAGCACATCATCGACCCGGAAAACAGTCCGCTACCGGAGCATCTGCGTGTACAGTGCAACCGGGTGCTGCAGATAGCACGCCTTTTGGATGACTATCCGAACGAGAGCCACATCATCAACATCATGCTGGCAAAATACCGTATCTCGCGTACCCAGATAAGGAAGGACATCGCCCTGGCAAAAGAACTGTTCAAGACACAGCACCAGTTCGACTGGGACTTCTGGTATGCCTGGATGATCAAGGACCAGATTCAGCTTATCCGGGATTGCAAACTCAAAGGTGATCTCAAGCAATGGAACAACGCCAAGAAAGTACTGCATCAGATGATTGGTGAGAAGCCGGCTTCCGTCGAGGACCCGCGACGCATGGAGAAGAACGTATTCTACATCCAGATCAACAGTATGGGGCAAAAGGTGGATATTCCTCTGAATGCCATCCGCAACCTTTCCCAGGAAGAGCAGAAGGTTTTGGTGGATTCGATGTACACGCCTATTGACGATGTACAGGCAGAAGAAATAATGAACTCATAAATAGATTATCATGAAGAAACTGACAAACAAACGCTTGATTTCCTATCTGGTTGACCATAAGCATATTGATATGGTATCGGTCAGCAAGACACAGATTGTCTGTACCGTGTCCGCCAAGTTCAAGCCGGACGAGGTGTCGCAACTGCTGGCTGATACCGGGCAGGACATGCCCCGTATGACTTCTTCCGAGGGTATGAACTACATTGTTTTCCCACGCTATTGATATGTCAGGACGATGGACGAAAACGTTTGGGAAGAGGTCATACAGGTCAATCCGGCGCAGGCGGCATTCCTCGTGATGCCGTACAAGAACGGATATGTCATCTACTCGCGTGCAACGGGTAAATCATTCATTACCGGTGCCGTGATAGATGACAACATCCGGCTGATGCCACGCGGCATCACCACACTCACCCAGGCCACCATCGGGCAGGCGTTGACTAAGACCCTGCCTTCAGCGTTCAAGATGCTGGAGATGCTCGGTTACAAGCAGTGGGACCCGGTCAGCAAGACCGGTGACTATGTGGTGTGCCGCCGTCCCATCGAGGGATGGTACAAGCCATACGAGCACATCATGTCATTCGAATACGGCATCAGCTTCAGCAACGGGCACATGCTCTACATACTTACCCAGGGCGGCAACAGCCGTGGTCCTAATGCGGACTACAACATCACCGACGAAGCGTTGACGCTCGATAAAGAAAAATTCGACCAGGAGGCGGCACCGACCAACCGCGGTAATGAACACATCTTTGGCCGCAAGTCCGAGAATCCCGTTCTGAAGCATCACGGCAACACCTTCCTTTCCTCCATGCCGTACACGCCCGAACAGAAATGGTTGCTTGAACCGGCCAAGTATTATGAAGAAGAACGCGGCATCCGGCTGTTTGATGTCTGGAACAGGATTGTGCGGTTACAGATGCAGCTCATTGATGCAAGGATTGCGAATGATGCGGGACTGTTCAAGGAGATTTGGAACGAGACCGTCCGTCTCAGGCAAAGTATCACGCCGTTCGTTTCACGTGACGGCACGCTCTTTATCCTTGGCTCTATCTTCGACAACATCGCCAATGTGGGCATGAACTATATCCTGAACCAGTACAAGGTGATGGATAAGCTTTCCTTCATGATAGAGATCCTGAACTTCATGGTGGATAAGATTGACAGCTGCTACTACCAATTGGATGAACGCCATATCTATTACAATGCAACCAATGACGACTATATCCGTGACTTTGCCGAAGATCATAACTACAACTGGCAACAGCTTGCCAATAACGATGACAGCCGGCGTGACCTGGACTGCAATCCCAACCAGCCGATAGAGCTGACACCCGACTGGGGTAGTGCCGCCTCATTCCTGGAAGTGGCGCAAGAGCGCAACTATGACTTCGTGACGAAGCTGCTGACACGTGAGCCGGTGGACAACAACATCAACGAGTTCTTCGTCAAGCGTGATGAAGAGGATGACACCATGGTGAACGCGCTGATGGACAAGTTCTGTCACTACTACCGTAATCATATCAACAAGCACTTGCATTATTACCGTGACCGTTACGGGGATGCACGCCGTGCCAACAACAAGAAGTCCTACAACGAGCTTGCCATCGAGCGTCTGGAGAAACACGGGTGGACGGTGGAACAGCACACCCATGCGGGCATGGAGCCGCCGCAGCATGACAAGTACCTGCTCTGGGCTTCCATCCTGGCAGAGAAAGACGAACGGTTCCCGAAGAAGCGTTTCAACGGCTCGAAATGCAAATATACACTCATCTCCATGAACAATACGCGTGTCATCGAGGACCGCGAGGGGCGTTTTGCCAAGGATAAGCGTAGCGAACGCAACCAGTCCATCCTTCCGGAAGAAGCCACCCACTTCGGTGATGCGGTAGATAAGCGTGTATGGACGAAGTACGGGCACCTGCTTAGGCAGGCATACGGATTCGTGGACGCACGTATCTGATTCACCTCATACACATACATCCGCAATCACAATCGCAATGCTTATGGCAGGACTCGCAACGTCCGCAATGGGAATCGCTGCACTTCAGGACAGGCTATCGGGCACAGGACTGCCCGAGGGGGCACCCTCCTTGTCATATTTCCTTGCTTCTTGCTCTTTTGTTTGCGTTTTTGGATAGGGCGCGGTCGGCAGAAACTTCCGTTTCTGTTTCCATTCGGATGGTAAGAGGGGTATTCTGTATTCATTATCAAAGAAGTATATTTCTTATAACATTCATTAACAAAGAGTACGGCGCGCGCAAAATCCGTACTGAAGGAACAGGCAGGCAAATCTATTTCCTCCAGTACGGATTTTGCGCGTCTCAGCGGTAAGTAGCGGCAGCTACTTGCGTTTGTCCGCATCCATGCAGGTAGCCCCGGTCTTTTCCGTTTCAATAGCTAAGGTAGAGACCGTAGAGCGGTAAGCATTCCGCTTGGCGTGCCTCCGTTTCTCTTCCGGAACTCCTTTTCATTTCCTGCATCTCTGTATGCGGTCAGGTAGTCTTTTGAGTTCGCAAATGTAGGGCACCGGTCTGACAAGCAAGGTCGGGCGTTGTCCGCTAAAAAATCTCCAGCCCTACGGGTAGTATTCAAGCCTTCGGTTTTAGTCGGAACCTTGCGGAATGTCATCCTCGGCACCTCAATTATTGCGGCATCAAAAGGCAACCATACCGCACGTCATACAGACACGCCGGAATAAAAAAAAAGTCGTTCCGGGAAACGGAGAAAATTAAAAAAGGCTCCACCCGACGACTCCAGAAATCCAGAATAAATTAAAAACTTACAGTTATGGCAGCAAAAAAAAACATCCCCGAAGCATGGAAAAATCAATGGTCTAAATTTATGTTCAACTTTTTTGATTACTTGCCTACCAAATACGAGGCAAACAAACGGGAGTGGTCTATTCGCAGGATGATATGGGATTTTAAGGACGGGAAACGCAGTGCATCAGTGGCGGAACTTGTAGCGAAGAAAATGCGCGAGCAGTTCGGTGCGGAGGTTTGCAACGTGACGTTGGTCTGCATACCAGCCAGCAGCGGAGAGAAGAACGAAATCAGATACAAGGCTTTTGCCGAAGAGGTGGCACGGATGACGGGGTGCAGGAATGCGTACAAAGCAATTACCATTGAGGGTGGACGGCTTGCCATCCATGAGACGAAAGCGGCCAAGACGGTGCAGACGGTGGAGGTCATCAAGTTTGACAAGCGTTTTTTCAAGGGTAAGAAATGCCTTGTATTCGATGATATACTAACGCAGGGGCATAGTTACGCACGGTTTGCGTGTGCACTTGAAACGCTTGGGGCAGAGGTCTTGGGAGGCTATTTCTTAGGCAAGACAATTCTTTTATAACAATTTAATCCATAGTAGTATGAATACTCTTTTTGATAACGATTGCCGCTACATGAGCGACAGCGAACTGATTTACGAAATCAGCAACAACAGACAGATTGTTTCGGACATCGAACGCGGCAACGAAGTGATAGACCTTGAAAAGTTGTTTTCCTCTTTGACTCCTGGACGCAGGAGGGTAGCCGTGGCAGCCGTGGAGATGTACAAGAGGCAACAGTCGCAGCAGGTGGAACGCAGGCAGATATTCAGGAGTGCAGACATATACGAACTGATGGGGCCGTTGATAGGAGATTTGCCGAATGAGGAATTTTGGGTAGTGTCAATAAACCAAGCCGGACGGCTTATAAAGAAAATACGCATATCGGTAGGCGGCATAGACCAAACTTCAGCGGATATAAGGCTGATTATGCGCGTGCTGATTGATACGGGGGCGGTGCAGTTCGCAGCGGTGCACAACCATCCGAGTGGCAACAGCCGACCGAGCAATGAGGACAAGAGGCTGACGGAGCAACTTAAAAAGGCGGCAGGGTTATTCAATATTAGGATGATAGACCATGTGATTATAACGAATGGTGGATATTACAGTTTTGGCGATGAGGGGCTGATTTGACGGAGGGGTGCAGGGCGCACCCATTCCGTTTGCTCGCATGCTCGCAAACGAAATGGGGCCCGAAAAGCGGAATGACTGGTCGTGTTACCGTTCCTTCAACCACGGAGGGGATTTTTACTTATGGTAATAAAATAATTACCCTATTCTTTGTGGGTAATAAAATAATTACCTATCTTTGCAGAGTAATCAAAAACAGATAACAATATGCCAACAATTTTAATTTTATTCGGATTGAAGTTTAGAATTTATGTACGTGACCACGAACCGGTACATGTACATGTACTCAGTCAAGACGGTGAAGCCAAGTTCCAGGTAGGTGATGAAATCCGGTTGATGGTCAATAAAGGAATGAAGCCCAAAGACATAAAACTGGCTGAGTCTATTATTGAAGAGAACAAAGAGTTGATTATTACAGAATGGGTTAAGATATACGGCAAATAAGCCGTATATCTCTATACATAGAAAGGAGTGATTATGGTAGCGAAAAAAGTTTGGTTCGAAGGTGAACGAATCTACATCGAAACTGATGACGGTCGTACGTTGTGGCAGTCAATCTTGTATTATCAAAGATTGAGGAATGCCACCAAAGAGCAGCGCGAGGATTATGAGCTGGGAGCTTTCGGCATTCACTGGGAAGAGATTGACGAGGATGTTTCTTACGAGAGCTTTGAATATGATGATCCGGAACCGGCAGGTATCTCCCGCTTGTTCCTTACACACCCGGAGATAAACGCTTCGGCTGTTGCCCGACGGATGGGGATGCAGCAGAGTTTGTTGGCACAGTATATACGGGGGATTAAACGTCCCTCAAAAGAACGGGAGCAGGCGATATTGAATACGGTGCGTGAAATCGGAAAGGAATTGAGCGGTATTTCAATTTAAAAAGAGAAGCGGAGCAAAAAACTCCGCTTTTCTTTTGCACTTTCAAATATTATGCTCATATTTGCGGTGCGAAACAGTACAGCCCTGATTGGTTGTCGATGTGCATCGTATAATGCTCACAAGTTTGCGGGCTTTTTTTATGCCCGATTTTAAGATATTGGCGGCTGCCTTTCCCACACATTGTTTTTGCCTCGGCAATCATCATTGTACTGTTTCGCGACACGGGATATGGCAGCCGTTTTTCTGCCTTTACGCGAAACAGTACAATGATATGAAAAATCAAACATCCGGTGCGCTCATCGCACCAGAACCCGCAGGGGTTCGTGTATCCGAGAACTTGAAAGCTCTGAATGAGCAAGTATCCAACATCCAACGCCGCTACTACCGCGTCCTGGCTCCCGACTGCGAAGTCAAGACCGAAGCCGATCGCTGGTACTTCCGTGCCATTGTCTGGGCATGTGCCGCGATGGTGTTCCCTCCCCTACTGGCGGCAGCCGCGTTGTGTGTTTATAAGGCAAAGAAGTGCCGGAAAGGGGGTGAGGCATGAGCAAACATAAAAAAATCAGCGAAGATGGCATATTTGTAACGAGCCAACGCAGTCATTCAGCTACCAACACCGATGAATATAGTTATATGTTGTCGTATGGTGGTAATTATATAGCTTGCGATATGTCTGCCGATGAGTTACGTGAAATCATTTCCTGCATGCAAAATGCCCTAAAGGCTAATGGGGAAGGAGGTGAGAAATGAATACCGAAATCAATAACATCGTATTAACCTCCTCCATCAGCGAAACCATCTCGATTTTACAGGATGGCGGCGTCAATGCTTGTTGCAATACCATAGATAGAGCTACCGGATTAATCCTGGACTTGAAAGTCGACAATGAAGTTAGTGCTGATGACATTATATCCGTAATAAGTGATTTACGCATTGTGTCATCCTTGATAAGACGTTTGACTCCGGAAGAAGAGAAAGGAGGCGCACAATGAGCAAGAAGATAGGATTCCGTTCTTATCAAAACGACGAAGAACCGGACAAACGAGACGAATTGGAGAAACAACAAGCCGAGCGGCAGAAAGCCATAGCAAACTTCATCGGCCAGAACTACTCGCCCATCGGTACCACTTCACAGAAATGTTACAAGACCACCGCTGAACTGGTATACGAGCTGTCGAACATTGTCGATGGCGCTCCGATGGCGCTGGCCAAACAACTGGCTGATGCCGGGTACCATGTAGAATATTTGGCAGGACAACCCTACTGGGTGATGTACGAGAAGCCATAAAAATACTAACCGGACATTTTTTTTATTTTTGAAGTCCTTGCTCGTGAGAGTAAGGGCTTTTTTTGTCCTATGAGAGCAGATAGTTGGGTTCTATCTTTGTGACAAAAAAAGAGATATGATACGTTTTTTCACAAGATTCGTCGCCACCTATGGGTATGATTCACCGAAGGAGTTCTTTCTTTCGGTGGCTCCGAGCTTCAAGTACAACCTGCAATTTCCGGCCATCTCCTTCAGCGCCGTCACTGCCGTAGTCAGCGAATGGATAGGCATTACACCGTTCCTGGCCATGGCCATGCTCGTCGCCATTGTCTCGGAGATGTGGACGGGCATCCGGGCAAGCAAGGTCCAGGGAATAGGATTTGAAAGCTTCCGTTTCTCACGCTGTATCATCAAGCTGTGTATCTGGCTGACCATCATCTATATCACCCACTCGTTCTATCTGGAGAGCAAGGCCGGAGCAGAAGAAAGCTTTGTCATGCTGCTGGCCACCCTATTCTTTTCCATTGTCAAGGTGTTCGTCATGACCTGGTTCTGCGTCGAGCACGTGACAAGCATACTGGAGAACCTGGCGGTCATCGACGGCAAGCCGAAAGATGCGCTGATCAAGCAGGTGGGAATATTGTGGGTGACAGTCACGGATAAATTCAGAAGAAAGGCCGATGAGACGGAAGGTTAGCCATATGTTGCTTTGTGCGGTTATCGCATTTCTCTCCGGCTGGGCCGGCCACTGGCTGGGTTCCCGGAAACGGAGCATTGTCCGCGTACCGGAAACGGTAGTCAGGCATGACACAATACGCCCTGCCATTCCGGAACCGGAGGTGATTGTCCGTGAGGTACCCACAGAAGTGGATACGGCGGCTATATTGGCCGACTATTTCTCGGAGAAGCATTATCTTGATACAATTATTGAACGCCCTTACCTGAAAGTGGAGCTGACCGACGTCATATCCCGCAATTCATTACTTGACCGCACGGTAGTGGTGGACTACCGGCAACCGGTCGTCTGCAACAACGCACTGGTGTTGGGAATGGATGCGGGACGTTACGGATGTGTACTGTCCGCAGGGTACCGGTGTAAGTCCTGGGAGTTCAGGGCGGGCTATGACTTGTACAACAGGTCGCTGGTGTTGGGCATTTCTAAAACTCTTTGGCAATGGTAGTGGATGGCATACATGATGGAGTGGACTGTTTCATCTCGGAAATTGGGGAAATAAAAATCTCAGGAATCACGGATGAACAGTTGAATGTCCGTATTGAAACCGGAGGTACGGAGATTTTCAATGAGAGCTATTATGCTTTGAAAGGCAACGTGGTAATCCATGAGATAGGGGAAATGATTCGCAGTCACTTCTCCCTGCATGACCCGAAAGGGATGTCAAACAATGTAGTCTCTTATTATCAGGCTCCATTGTCCATAACCGCTGTGTTTTCAGATAAGCAGGACACGGTCCGGAGGAGTTTCAATGCTTATTACAGCCGTTGTCGCACATCGGTATCCCCGTCAGACGTGTTTTTTCTGACACATGAGAGCACAATCCGTACAGCCCATGATAGAATGGAATATCTAACCTTTACTGCCCATAAAGGCATGTCGGTGGACATAAGCATAGCCTACATGGATGCGGGAAAGGAAAAGTACAAGACAGTCAGTGAGCAAGTGGATGCCACTGCCGGTATGCTCGCTGTCTCTTTTTCACTTGACAAGATTGTACGCCGGTCCGGTATTGCCGTATCATCCATCACATATTATGATGTCCTATTGAAAAAGGATGGCGCTGTAAAGGATAAGGTAAGGTTTATCAATGATAAACGGCTGTACCGTAATATCACCAACTTCATTTACCGGAACGCATTCGGTATGCCGGAGACAATGGCATTCACCGGATTGGTGGAATATTCCCCCGAACTGGAAGGTGAAACGGTCGAACTGTTACAGAGAACCGTCCGCACTTCATCCAGATACATTGATAGCCGTACGGCAAACAGCGGCTATCTGGACACCAGACAATACGGCAAGGCACTGGATCTGATAACAGCTGATTCCTTGCAGCTGTATGATACGAAAACATTAACGGAAGTGGTGGTCACTGATATTGATTTCTCACACAGGCGTACCGGCAGCGAGAAAATAAATGTCTCGCTCACATTCTGCCAAGCATCACGCCTGCATCTGGCTTTCGGGCGTACCGGTGATAATGGTATTTATGGGCGGATATTCGACAGAACATTTGACAATACATTTGAATGATATAACGATATGGAGACAATACGCAGAAACCTGGCTCTGGCCGACATGGACATCCGCACGGACGAACGCGGACGCCGGCGCATCTTTTCGATAAAGTTCGTCAGTAAGGAAGGCAAGGTCTATTTCATGCCCCAGGCCTACGCCTGCGGTGCAGGACGCATGAACATGAAGGAATACCAGCTCCGGGGCGTGCAGCCCTGCGACTGCAAGGGAAATCCGGAAGGACACCCCTACCCTGTGGATATTGACCTGATACTGGAGTATAACAAAAAGAAAATAATATTCTGATGAACATATTGTTTAATTCAAGCGGCATTCCCCTGCTGATGCAGTCCACGTACATATTCGGCGAAACGACGGGGACACCCCAGAACGAAATGAAGGAGCGTACCCGAATCCTGGCGCCATATGACTTGTCGAATGTTTCCTATATAGACATCGACGGAGTGAAGGTGCGTCCATGGGGAGATGAGAATGATTTCCCCCAGAAGGCGGCTGAAGAGATAGGAAACACCAGCGTGCTCAATACGGGCCTGAAGTTTCTTCGTAACCTGACACTTGGGCAAGGCATATATCCTTGTACGGTGAACGGTTACGACAATGATGGTAACGAGATGCTGAAGCCCGTTACCGATAGCCGGGTACAAGCTTTTATTGCTTCCCGGAATGTGAGGCGCTACATGGAGAAGGTGCTTCGGGATTACTTGAAATTCGGTAACGGTGCCGTCCAGTTTGTGCCGTCGGCTGCCGGCAATTCTTTTGCAGGGGTCAATCCGGTCAATGCGCTTTACCGCCGTTATTCCGAAGTGGACGAATACGGAGCCTGCAAGTGCATCGTTTCCGGATATTGGCCGCAACGTCCGGACAAGGGACAATACACCAGGCTGGATGTGCTCTCCGAATACGACCCGCAGATGCACGCCGAGGTGTTGAAGTTTGCCGGAAAGGTGAAGGACAGTTTCATCATGCCGGTACGCGACAGCTGGAGCAACGACGACCTTTACGGCATGCCCATCTGGTGGCCCGCCTACGTTTGTGGATGGGTGGAGATAGCCCATCTTATCCCCCATTTCCTCAAGAAAGCCTACAAGAACCAGATAACCTGGAAGTGGCATGTACAGATACCGTATTCCTACTGGGAGAAGAAATACCCGTCCAAGGACTATTCTGCCAAAGAGCGTGAGGCGGCCATACAGAAGTACATGGATTCTGTGGAGCAGAACCTTTGCGGACCGGACAATGCGGAGAAGCCCATCTTCTCGCATTATGCCGTGAACGAGATGAACGGCAGGATTGAGGAGGAGTGGAAAATCAAGCCGCTGGAGAACAAATACCAGGGTAGTGACAATCTTCCGGTGTCGGCGGCCGCCAACTCGGAAATTCTGTTTGCATTGATGGTGAATCCGAATGTGCTCGGTGCAGGTATGCCCGGTGGCACCTATGCCGGCAACCAGGGCGGTTCCAATATCCGTGAGGCTTTCCTTGTGAACATTGCCAACGCGTGGATTGACCGGCAGAATATCCTGGATCCTATAGAACTCTATATCAAAATGAATGGTATGCCGGAATGCGAGCTGCGTTTCCGCAATACCGTTTTAGTAACCCTCGATACCGGCAGCGGTACCAAAAAAACATTGAGCTAATGATATTCAGTGCAAAAAAATGGAACAACGGCAAGGAGCTGAAAGCGGTGATGAAGGTGAACACCGCCATCTCCTTTGACATGATGGAGGCACCGCTTCGGAATGCTTTCCGGCAATACCTCGTACCGTTATTGGGCGATGCGATGGCGGGAGAAGTGGTCGAGATATACGAATTCGGTCCAAATCCGGATGTATTGGAACAGAATACCGAAGGGGCAACCGAACGGGAGAAACTGGACAGCCGCCTGCTGGAGATCTGCAAACGCGCGAACGCGAACCTGGCGTTCTGGAACGATTTCGATGAAATCAGCATGCGTATCACCGATGCGGGCTTCCAACGTCAGAAATCCGACAACGGCGAATCATTCCAGCAGGTGTACAAGTTCCAGGAAGATAACCTGCGGGCATCGTTACGCAACAAGGGGTTCAATGCGCTCGACGAGCTGCTTGAGTTTCTGTATGCCCATATAGCCGAATATCCGGAGTTCGCGTCCTCCCAGGCCTATCAGGACCGTAAATCAGCCATTGTCCGCAGTACCGCGGATGTCAATGACGTCTGTTTTATCAATGGCAGCCGGATTGTTTTCCTTCGCCTGCAGCCGCACCTGAAGTTTGCCGAGGAGATGCTCCTTCAGCCGGCCATCGGTGACAAGCTGTATGAGCATCTGATTGACGGACTGGTAAATCCCCCAGAAGACGAAGAAGCCCGGAAGAGCGTGGAGCGGTTGCGCCTTGCCTGCTCCCGCTACATTGTGGCAATGGCGGTCAGACGGCTGCTGATGGAGACGGGTAGCGTCACGGACCGGGGGCTGTACTTCACCGCTGTACAGCCGGGCGAGAAGGGCAATGAGGAGAAGAGACCCGTCGATGCGGAGCGCATAGCCGTACAGATCCAGAATCTGAAAGCGGATGCGGACATGTACATGACCGTGCTGCTGCGTACGGTACGGAACTGTTTTGAGAACTTCTATGAGGGTGATCCCAGGCAGATATACGACCGGGACAATGACCATAAACGCACATTCTGGACATGAGGGAGCTTCGCATTGCATACCGTAGATTCGGAATCCACCATGAGATAATCCTCCGTGTCCCTCAGAAGTGGGAGGAGCTGACACCGACACAGTTCCTGCTCGTGTCGCGGCTTTATCTTCAAGAAATAGACGAACCATCCTTCCTGAAGGAGTTCTATTCCCTGCCGTCCGGGGTTGGTTCCGACACCTATTACAGTTATAAGCTGAGCGAACTGGTGGAGTTCATCAGTGACTGCCGTGTCCGGATGGACCGCTTTATCCTTCCTGCCGTCTCCGGGCTGAAAGCACCGGGGGAGCGCCTGAAGGGGATGTGTTTCGAGCACTTCATGCACGTGGACACGGCTTTCAACCGATATGTCCGTGACGGCAAGGATGCCTCACTGGACACTTTCGTATCAATGCTCTATTTGAAGGACAACGAATATATTGTCCTACCGTCGGGTGGGAAAAACGGCTTATTTAGCAGGCAGAAACCGCTGATACTGCAAAAACGGATAATGAAGGTGGCAAAAATGGACAGGCACGTCAAGTATGCCGTATTTCTGAACTACGTTTTTGTCAAGAGGTGGCTTTCAAAGGCTTTTCCTTTTCTCTTTCCGTTGGATGATGAACCGGAACCGGAGGAAAATCGGAAAAGACCAACAGCACCGTCTGTCAACTGGCTCGACATCTTCGACGCTTTTGTCGGTGACGATGTGGCAGTGATGGAGAAATACCAGGCAATGCCGGTGGCAACGGCATTCCGTATATTGAATAAAAGAATCCGTGACGCTCAAAAACAGAAGAAATGACTTTTTCGGAATACATAGAGAACCTGGCTGAAAGGCATGTCGATATACGACACAAGGAGAATGATGAAGTACACTTCCTCTCATCAGAACGGGAGAAGCATACGGCACTGGACAGCGTGCTCCACTATCCGGCAGTGATTGTGGACCGTGGCTCAGGATTCGGTTACGGCGGTAATCCGGGTGCATACCGGAAAGACCGCGATTACCTGCTCTTCATTGTGGAGCATGTGTCCGACACCTCCGACTATGAGCAGATAGAGGTTGCCCTTGACAAGTGCGAGAGTATTCTTGATGAGCTGCTCAACCAAATTTTGGAAGACAAAAGGAAGAAAAGGCTGTGGCTCGCTTTTTCCTTGGAGGATGTGGAAGCGGATTATGTGGTAAACAATGATAACCAGCTTTATGGCGTGGTTGCGGCAATCCATCTGTCCGAACTTTACAAGGTTTTGAATTGCCGCAATGCATTTTTATGATACAGTATGTCTGATACACTTACAACATTGAAGGAGCTGGCGGCACAAGTGCGTGGTGCCACCCGAAAAGGTGAGAATACGGCTGAAAAGATTGGACGTATTTTTGTTGGCATCCTTACTCTTATGGAAAATTCCGAAATTTCACTTGAAGTTACAAATGAAGACGATACGCTTGAGGTCTTAAAGGGATTGGCCGGGCAAATACGTGATGCTTCCATAGACGGTGAAAACACCGCTGAGAAGATCGGGCGTGTCTTTGTCGGCATCTTAAACCTCCTGGAACGTTCCGGTATCCAGTTTGAGATTGCCGAAAGCAGTGACTCCATTGAGGTTCTGAAAACACTTTCCCTACAGGTACGTAATGCCACCAATGAAGGCGAAAATACGGCTGAAAAAATTGGCCGTATCTTTGTAGGCATCCTGAACCTGCTGGTTAATTTTGGCGGTGACGGTTTCCTTGTCCGTAGCGATTTGCCTGACTATTACTATCCATCCATGCAGACAGCATTCAATGCAGTTCGTGCTACTTATCCGAACGGGCTTACAAGGAATGTGACCATCTCCTGCGTGAAGCCGGCTAAGGAGAAGCGAAGCAGCGGACATTACATAGCGTCTCTGTCCGGTTGGAACCGGCGAAGCATGTATATGCTTACCATTGACGGGAAGAATGATTTGTATCTGAACGGCAATGCTCTGGGGTGCCTGGCCTTCTCGAATGTGGATAATATCGTTATCAAGAATATCCATTTTGAGGATTTTTCCAATTATGTGGGTTATCAGGTTCCAGATGCGCTGGGTGCGATATCCTTTACCGGAAAATTATCGCAGTACGCAAGAAATATGTTCGTTGGCGGCTGCACCTTCAACGGCAAGTCCATGACTGATGAGACGGTCATGTCTACCAATTCCGTCATCCTGATAAATACGGAGAATGTGACAATCAACAACTCTTCATTCACAGACGGAGGGGGCCCGGTCGTCAACGCGGACACTTGCAACCTGCTTTCAATACTCAACAATGATTTTGTGCTTGCACCCGTCGGCGTAGGGTATCCGACTGCCGTAACAGTGAGCGGTGGTAAAATACTAATATTGGAAGACAACAGGATGTCGGGGGACAACCGCTACAGCTTCGTGGCCGTCACGAACATGGACAGGGCGTACATTCGTCGTAATTCATTCCGGAATGGCGGCAGCATGGCCCTTTCCGTTTCCTCTTCCGTACCTATGTCGAAACTGGTTATAGAATCCAATCTGTTTGCAGGAATGCTGTCGAATACCGGCTCCATCAATACATGGGCACAGGCTGTTATCGGTTTGTGCCCTATACGGGATATGGAATTGAACAGCAATACCTTCTACATGTCCGGTAACAACGGGCAGCAGTATTGTACGCGTTGGGGCACAATCAACAGGCTGGAGATATCCAATAACGTGGTTGTGGATGCCGGGCATGCGGTGCACTTCATATACGGTTTTGCTTTCGACAATGTAAGCGAACTTGTGTCAGACTACAACATATTCCAATACAAGCTGCATGACAACATTACTTATGGTAGCCTTCTGCGTGTGTTCAACACGGAAGGAGTCGGGGGTGGCGTGGAAATCAACGCGGACCGCGGTTGCCGCTTCTGGCAGCTCCAGGAGCTCGGCTACGAGCTGCATTCCGTACTCGTGTCCGACGGTGTGGATGCGGATGCTCTTGATAATAATCTGATGATTACTTCCGCATTGGATGGCGGTAATCCTGCAAACGATGCGTATGTGCCTGATATAGACTTATATTATAAATTAAAGTCAGCATCAGTCAACAGTCGCGGATGCTACAACAGGCATGGTTCTGTAATTGACGAGACGGCCATTGTTCCGGGTTACACCGGCTATAATATGGAAGACGAATCGACATTCAGCGATGCGGCTCAATACAGTAGCATGGCTGAAGACACGCTGCTGCTGAAGTCCAAGACATTGAACAGGAATCAGATGCCGGTGTTCTCGATTATAGGTTCTGCGGACAAGTACCTGGTTCTGGGCCGGTACGGGCTGCTCTCGCCGCTCCCGATATTGGATATCAATGGAGAGTATGTAGAAGATGAATTGTATGACATTAATGTGGAATGATTATGGCTGAAATTTACAATGACATATTGAAGGTTCAAATCGGACGCGTAAAGGCTTCGGTAAAGGCTGACAACTATTTTCCGGTGGCCGGCAAAGATACAATTCAAATTGACGCTGAAACCAGATGGGGGCAGACTTCGGAATGGCAGACGCAGGACGGAAGCGGTAGCACGGTGACAACAGCCGGTAATCTTGTAAAGCAGAAAGACAGCAAGTCTATTGCGATATCAGACGGAGGGGAACTTGTTCAAAAATTCATAGCGCGTAACAACCGGACCGAAACGATTGTTTCTAAGAGAATCTATGCAATGTTGCCGCAAGTGCTGCCATATTTTACCGTATCGGCCAGTGAGGTTGTACGGGTGGGAGAACTGTTCGTCGTCACTGTTTCCCCGGAGCACGGCTACTCAGGTGGTGGTGAAATGGTCGTAAAGGTGTATCGCGAGAACGAGGATTCGTCTCCGATTAAGACATTGACCGAAATTACCGGGCGCCCGATGTCTGACGGGACCGTTGTGTTTGCATCCTCCTTTGACAACGCGTCTGACCGTGGAATATACGATGTGGAAGTTGATATTACAGATAGGGAAACAGGGGTGACTTTCAGCAAGAGAATAGACAAACTCATAACGGTAGTTCCTGCCCTTTGTCCGAAACCGGCTGATACGACGCGAGGGTATGAAACTATCACTGTTCAGGCAGAAAAACGGTACGAGATACATCTGTGGCGTGATGTAGAAGGTAGTGGCTTGAATTATGCTGAATGGACCGCACCACACGGTTCGGTTGAGACGGCGGGTTATGACCTGATAGATATTTCGATGTTGCCAACCGGAACGACCCTATGTATCAGAAGAGACAAGAATGAGGTTTATCCAATGCGTATGCGCATCAAGGGCAATGTGCCTTCCGGTGTTTCATCGGAGAATGGTACGCCGAACTTTATGTATGAGCACCCCCTGGTCATCACGCACGATGAAGAAGGTGTTTTCGACTGGCCTTGGATGTCGTTCGGCGCCGTCACCTTCGGTGACAACATGCGCAATGTCGTATTGGACGGGTACGGGTACAACCGTACGGGAATCAGATTCCATCCATCGTCGGATGATGCTGCAATCAATACGTGCATTTTTGTTTCCGGCGGTGCGAGCGACATAGAAATGTTCGGCATTGACATAGACGGTACGGGATTCGCCGGCATCATGGCCAAGACGGACCCTGCCCCTGATACCCCCTGGTTCTGGCGTGGCAATTGGGTGCTTGACAATCTGCGTATCCATCATTGTACAATCCAGAATACAGCCGGAGAAGGTGTCTATCTCGGCTATTACGGTAGCGGCAAACTTAAAGGTACGAACGGTCAAGGGCAGGAAGTGGAATACTATGCCCATCTGCTGGACCACCTACGGCTGTACCGTGTCGACTTCCTCAATACCGGGCTTGACAGTTTCCAGGTGAACAATGCCGTGAATGTGGACATCTGTCATGTGAATACGACGGGGAGCGGAGCATCGAAACAAGGCGGTCAGAACTACGCCAGCTCGTCGGTATTCGACGGCAGAATGTATAATTGCAGACTCCTCCGGTGTAACGGTCCTATAGCTTTCTGTGGTCCACTGCTCGATGAAGTGCATATCTATAATAATGTAATGGAGGCAGGAAGATACAGCGGTGCCTTCGTGTCAACATTATGGAAGAGTTCCGATGATGAGCATATAGACCTTGACGGTGACGGTGTGGTTGATGAGATAGGCATGTACATCTACAACAACGTGGTGAAGGCTTATTCCCTTGGTTCCTTCAATACTGACTACAGCTTGATGAAGTACTTTATGGACGATAACATTATAATAACGGAGGTTGGTACAGATAAGGTTCCGAATATGTTTACCGGCGGAAAAGGTAATGTCTTTCTGAAGGCTTCTACTAATTATGAATATATTGATGAGTTGCTTAAAGTGGGAGATAGCGCTAACAACAACTATCAGCCCAACTATAACAGCCCATTAATCAAGTCGGGCATGGCTGGCCGAACTAAGTATGATATAAGGGGGTATCGGAATTGGTATAAGACAATAAACCGTACCGGCCCATTTTTAGGAATTTACAAGGATACGACCGTCGAGGATGTGACAGTACAACTTACCGGCATAGCAATCAACTCAGGTGCAACGGACACGACGGAACGGACAGTGTCGGTAAAATTCGACTATATGGGGCGACCGACAAGGTATCGTATCGCTGAGTTGGCAGGTTTATCTGGTATTGAATGGGTTAATTGGGCAGGTGACACAATAGCGTTCACGTTGTCGGAAGGATATGGAGAGAAAACTATCTATGCACAGATAGCCACGGATGATGCTGAAAGTGGGATTGTGTCTGCCGGTATCAGTTATGGTGGTATTATTCAGTTCGCAGACGCGGAGGTGAAACGTGTCTGCGTGGCGAACTGGGATACAGATGGTGACGGCGAGATAAGTATAGCTGAAGCTGCTGCTGTGACAACTATTCCCAACAACATTTTCAAGGGAAATGCCCTGATTGCATCCTTCGACGAATTGAAGTTTTTCACCGGACTCGTTTCCATTGCCGACAATGCTTTCCAGTCTTGTATAGCACTGGAAAACATATCTTTCCCTGATAGTCTGGAAAGTATAGGACAGCAGGCATTCTACAACTGTACATCGCTTGCGACGGTCAACTTCCCTGAACATATGGCTGAAATTAAGATACATGTGTTCTGGAAATGTGCGGCTTTGAAGATAGTTCGTTTGCCTGATGGCATTCCCACTGCGAACTGTCTCTATCAAAGTGGTATAGAGGAAGTATATATACCAGACAGTGTGACAACTGTTAGTCATTTCACGGAATGCCTGTCTCTGAGGAAAGTGGATATAGGTACTGGGATAAAGACGTTTAACCAGAATTCGTTCAACGGAGACACTGCTCTTGCGGTATTCATCATGCGCGCGATGGCTCCTCCTTCGTATGCGGGTTGGACCCTGCCGGATACGTTTACGGGTACGATTTATGTACCGGATGAAGCTGTTGACGCGTATAAGGTGGCAGATGGCTGGAGAAAATGGGCTTCGAGGATAAAGCCATTGTCGGAATATATAGCATAAAACTAACATTAATTATTCCTTAATTCCGCAACACATATTGTTAGAAATAAATTTAAAATACTGAGTAATAATATATTACCCAGTATTTTGCCATGTCAGAAGATTCACTTAACTTAGTGTTGCAATAAAAATCAA